TGAACAGTTCCTGCTAATAACTTTCTAACTTTTACGGTTGCCGAAATAGGCAGGTGTGTTTTCTCGTCTATAACATAAATCGGTTCACTACTACCCGCATATTTATTTGTCCGTTCAGCGACCAGCCGAAGTCCGTCTATACCCGTCTGTATCGTCCCCTCTTCCTTCTGCGTTTGATTATTCCACCTTTTTACAAAATGATATTGCTTTGCCAGTGGGTCAAGCCCCGTTTTTTTGCCGAAGTATAAAAACAGCTTAAACTCGTCATCAGTAGCGCCTTTGCATACCATTGACTTGATTAAGTTAATCTGTTCGGCTGTCCATTCATTTTGAACTGCTACTTCATTTGTCATATTATCTCCTTTCTCTATTTGACATAAAATTTCTCAAAACCCTTCTCAACATTTACACCATCAGGCACTTTGCCCTCCTTCTCATAATACTCATTAGCAGGGGTTATGATTGTGCGGGTCTCTACTACATAGCCCGCCACCTTGTTATCATCACACCATTTAATATATGTGTCCTTATCGGTTATAACTAACTTATCTTTCTGCGTCCTAAATCCTATTGTAGCACTTGCTAACTTAATGCTTTTACCTTTTACGGTTGTCAATTCCTTTGCTGTCCAATCCTCTAATTGATTACTGCAAAGATATTGCAATCGCTCTAAAGTCCGCTCGGCGTGTGCGACATATTCTCGGCATTGCTCCTTCCTCCGCTCTATCTCGTTTTGCCACATAGCAAGCAATCCTGAAAAATATGTAGCGTCCTTTTCGTCAGCTACTATCAGTCCCTGTTTTTGCGAGTTATCAAATGGTGTCGCTTCATTTAACGCTAACGCTAAAATGTCTATAACTTCATTTACCATATATTCTCCTTTCTAAAATAGTAAGGTTTCTTTAACTGCAACCCAATTTACAGAGGCAGTGGAGGGCGAAGTTAGAGTGTCGCTTCCACCCTCTTTATCTGCCTCAATGTTACCCATCCCCGTGCTATCCGCCAAGCCCTCATCCTGACCCGTGAGGTTATCACTTCTAACTATCGCAGGTAAGTTAAATTCCTTTCTTAAATCGAGTTTATTGTTAGCATAAAGTAGCCAATGCCCCCAGCAAATATAATGGTCTATCCACCGCAACGCTGACCGCTGACAACATCCTTCAACTTCGCAATAATCTATTGTCATATTCTATATCCTTTCTTCTATCTCGCCTATAAACTATTTGCTCAAAATCCCTTATCAACGGAAGCGACGTTTCGACATAAAATTTACCATTACTTTTGACTATAACTACATAACCCTTGACGAACTTCGCCCGTCTTATAGCTTTGCTCTTGCTGTCGAACACTGCCTGTATAAGCTCCCTCTTACCATATTTTACCTTTACCATATCATTCCCCTTTCTAACAAAAAATATACTCTATCCCGCTTTGCTCAACATAGACACAATGTCTGCCCTGATACCGACCCTTGAAGAAACTTACTGAATAGTCATCCTTTATATGCAGTATGCCCTTTACATACTGTGGGAACAGCTCATTTAATACGAAGGGTTTTACATATTTAGTAAAGGTTCTATATGTAATACTCTTTGCAGAATCAACCATCTTTTGAAGGTCTTCAGCATTCCCCGAAACGCAGTTAGTAATATACTCCATAGCCTACCTCCATAAAAAATAAGAGCGGGGACGGTTGATACGCATAGTATCCGCAGACATACATCCACGAACAGAAATGCCCGTTCCCGCTCTACTCTTTATTATTATTCTTCCTATGCGTATCATATTAAATCTATAAGGACTATATCACATCTCGGCGATATTACAAATATAATTTGCATAATTCGTAAAAATAGTTAAAATAGTTTGACTGACAAAACTACCATATATAGTATAATATAATTTTAATCACACAATATATAGATACCATATACTATTAGTATGAACACACGAATTGTTTTTATCTATATGTAGTATAGAAAACCATAATATAGGGGAATTTATTTTTACCTGCTAACTTGACAAAATTAAAACTAAATACTAATATATCAATATGTCTTATCCATACCAAAAAGATTGTAACTGCCAAACCTGTAGAACCTTCTATAAACCTCAAAAAAAAGTAATTGTAAAAATTACCCGAACCCAAACTGCATACCTACTATACAACTCTGTCCCCTCTTACCCTATCTCACTTAACTAATACGCAAAAATACTTAACTCATACCATAGGTAGTAATAGTAATACTGCCTGACACATTTTATACCATTAGTGGTATAAAAGAAGGATACTTCAACCAGACCGCACGCAGTATAGAGACAAAGCATAGGCAAGTGAGAGGCAAGTGAGAGGCAAAATCTTTTTCAAGGAATGATACATCAACTGCCAAGTAGTGATGTCTTTTAATCTATTGATAATGCAAGGATTTTGCCTATATTTGCCTATACCCTTTAATTTACAAGGATTTAGGGCATACCCTTAAATTCGTGAAATTAACATTGCTTGTAGATACCCGCCAGACGCAAACTATGGATAAAGGGAAGTAATTCTACACTTGAGACCCTGTCGCTGAATGTAGAGCAACTCCACGCAGTGGCGTAAATGTCAATAGTTATTATGAGGTGATAGGGATAGATAGGGATATAGGCATAATGCAAACGTAGGCAAATAGCGAATAGGCAGGGGGCAACAGTGATTACTTGATAGTTAAACATTTTATCAACATATTATCAACATATCATACCTTGACCTTGATAGTATTTAATGCAGTAACTAACGCACTAAAGACAGGGACGGCGGTTGATAGAGAGGTAGAGATAAACACCTCGAGGTATGCAATCTTGCCTATATGCCATATGAGAAGTTACCTTTATGCCATTCTTTACTTACCTTGCCCCTATATAACCCCAACGTATAGGCAGTAAAGAAACATCACCTATCTACTTCTACCTACCTACACTACCATATATGTTAATACCGCATAACTGTAACGCTGTAACACCATACAGGGTTACCTATGGGGGTGGCGTCATTGGGACAATACCCCCTCTCTTCTGCATCTGTGCCTAAGATTTTGAAAAGTGATTAGAATAAAGGGGGGCGGTATTTAGGATAGATAGCCAGAGTTTGCAGGTCTGAATCTGTGAAATTTGCAAAATTAAAGTTACTACACTTACTACATTACTACATAAGGGGTATAAGTAGTAACTACATAAGGAGTGTAGTAATGTGTAAAACTACGCATAAGTATCTATCATATATATAGTTATAGTATAAGTAGTAGTGTAGTTAGTAGTAGTAGTAGTAGTATATAAATTATTAAATTATTGAAATTTAAGGGTTTTATGGTATAGGTAGGGGGGTAGTTACTACATACTACAGAAGGAGCGGGATAGCGTATTTTGATAAGAATTAGCGGTTTTTAATGCCTGAGCGATACGGTGCCAGGAGCGACTATCGTAATTCAGGCAGAAGCGAAGGTTATCAATATCTTGAAGGGATTTAACGGAATTAAGCATAGTATCGCTGATGAGGACTTTGAAGAGGTTATTAGTAACCATACTTCTTATTTCTTTCAAGAGTTGGGATTTACCGGTGCCGAGAAATTGAGCAATATCGCTTGAGTATAGGTCTGTATCGGCGAGCCAGCGGGATACCATATCAAAGTAGTCGTATAGTTCGTATTTGGCGAATAACCCTTGTAATTCTTCTAACTCTTTTCGCATAATGATTTCTCCATAAGGGTATAGGAATATGCTCCACGTTTGCCGTCCTGCACCTGTGCTATTCTGCCACTTTGGATTAGAGTATCTATGATAGGTGTAAATTCTTGTAGCTTTAGATTGGATGATTGCAAGAGTTCCCGTCTTGAGAGCTTACCGCCCTTACGTTCTATGAGTTCGACTATCTTTTGTGATTTCTTGCCGTAATCGGTAAATTGAATTTTACCCGTAGAGAATAATGAGCATAAATCAACGATACCGCTTTTTGTATCGTTAATCGCATTCTCCATATCGTCAGCAGAAATTTCCTCTCGTAACCCGTTAGCGGCGTAAATGATAGCCAGCTTGATACAAGAGGTGCAATACTGGTCTATCACGGCATCCAATATCGGCGGCGTATTGTCAAACGTCTCTAATTCAAACTTGCGGTGGAGGAGTTCGGCTTCTTTAGAAAATCTCATCTGCCCGGCAGTTTTAGCGAACTCTTTAATTGCCTCGAGCTGGTGAACAACCTTATTTTCTTCATTTTGGGAAGGACTGGTCAGGTCGTGGATGCTCTTCTTATGCACCTTTTCGGTTACGATTACAAACATAAATCGTGCGAGGAATCCGCCTGAGATATGCTCTTCTTTTATAGAATCTGTGAACCATACTATCGTTGAACATCCGCCTATATTGATATACGGTTCTTTTATGACAAATTCGCCCTTTTGGGTGCTTCTGTCCATTATCGGCGGGCAGTCAAACATATCCGTCAAAAACGACATAAGCTCTGTATTATAATTATTGTTAATCATTGCCATCAGCGATTTGAATTCGCTGTATGTAAATAAAGCCGAAGGTCTTCCCGCCAATACATCTAATATCTTTTCATAACTAAATGACGCTGGCGCCGAGAACGTGTGCGATTTAGTGCAGAACCCTACATCATTTATATCGCACAACCCTTTGTCCCGCTCGTATGGTGTGCAAGGTCTATGAATACGATTAGTAATATATCGCATTATGTTTAAGGATGTTGTCTTCATCGTATTCCGAGAGGCGCCGAGTAACAAAATCCATAAGTTCGGATATATCCGAGTCCCTACATCAACATATACATTATGATTGAGAATTGTAGCTATGGATAACTTTGCCATCGCTAAATGATAGACACCCTTTGCGCTGGTTTTTTGGCTCGCATATCTGATATAGTTCCCGATAAAATTATCCCCGTCTAAAAGTTTTTGCCTTGCCGTTATGCCTACCATATTACTTGCCCCCCCCTCTATAAAAAAAACAGCAGAGGGTAGGATGAAAACGCCCCGCCGTGCCTTTCGACATAGCGAGAGATGTAGCCCTACCCCCTGCAATTTTAATTATTCTTTTCATAAAGCGTTTTCATAAAAGGAATAATACTGCCTGTTTATAGTTATGTCAACAAAAATCGTATAAATAATTAAAAATAGTTTCACATACTTTGTTAAAGATTTATAGTTCTGATGTCGATAGGCGAACTGTGGAGAATGGCACATCCTTTTTTAAGAGCTTGCCTGAAAAGGTGGAGCATAAGAATAAGAATTTTAGTTGATAAGGAAAATGGAGAATGGAAAAATGATACTATCTAATGACGTGTTGAGGATACAGGATAAAAAGGTAACGAGGGTGAGCGATGGCAAGGATATAACAATTTTTGAGTTTTTGAAGATGCAGATAGATATGTCGAGAGTTCAGGGGGGTATGGAAAAGGTAGTAAAAATCAGAGAAAAGTTTAATGCAGATAATGTTAGTGAGATTGACTTTACTGATGAGGAGATAGATGTATTGATAAAGATTGTAGATAGTAATCCGTTGGGTGAAAGGGTGGCAATGGTTGCTCCCGTTCTCTATACGTTAATGGCTATAAGGGATGAGATAAAGGAAGAGGGTAACATTAAGTTGATTAAAGGGAATGATGAGGTAAAAATATGACAATATCAAGTGATGTGAGGAGGAGTTGGACGGTTCTGTCGTTTGACCAAGATTATACGGCTGCGATAAGCGGGACAGAGGCGACGGGGGTTGCCGTAGCGTCGTCTGTTGCAACAAATACGGGCATTGTGGTAGTAGATAAAATTACCCTATCGACAAATGTGGCAGGGAATATATGGTTCACTGACACGTCAGGAGTGCAAATTGGTAATGATTTTTATATATTGGCTAAAACGACATTCGTAGATGAACCCGAATGGCAATTACCCGTAGGGACAGGGTTATTGGTAAGAAGCGATATTGCGGGCAATCATTCGGTGAATGTTCTTTATCATATAAAAAACAGACGTGGGGTTCCAAGATAGGCAAGGGAGGGGGTAATTGATGACAGGTAGGATAGGCGGAGTTAATTCATTGCCGTTGAATGAGATAATACCTATTGAGGATTGGACGGATGAGAGAAAGAGAATTGTTGCTACTGCGATTTTGGGTGGCTCTACCGTGCAGAAGGCAATCGAGGCGGCTAATGTAACTCGTGGTGCATATTATTATTGGTGTGGTAATGACCCCCAATTTAAGGCCACATTAGACAGGGGAATTCCCATAGAGCTTCAATCGGCAATGCCCAACGCCATAAAAAAGCTGGAGTATATAATGGAGAATGGCGAGCCAGATGAGCAAAGGAAGGCGGCAGAGGCGCTGCTTCGTGAGGGTAAGATAATGGCATCACGAGTGCAAGTTCCGAGAAATATAAATGTAACTAACAATACGATTATATCAAATCTGACAGATGATGAGCTTTTATCTCGTCTCCGTAAATTTGACCCTGCGATACTGAGTAGCATTATGAATCAGGGTAGGGATATTGTAAAGAGCGTGGAGGTAATTGTGGAGAATGCTGATGCAAAAGGCGAAAAGGAATCCGCAACTTCAGGAGATAACGGAACTTCTGACGGAACTGAAAAGCCGTAAAGATGCAAGGGGAATAGATTTTTACGAGCCGTTTGAATGGGCAAAAGCGTTTCATCAGTGTCAGAAGCCGTTTAGATATGTAATTGGTTCTAATAAGGTAGGCAAAACCACAGGGGCAGCTGTTGAAGGTGGACGGTTTTCTCTTGGTACTCATCCGTATCGCAAGAATATCCGTATGCCTAATGAGGGGTGGGTTGTTTCTACTGATTTCTCTAAAGGATTAGAAGTCGCCCAGAGACGCTTTTTTGATTTCTTTCCTAAAGATAAAATTGCTTCTTATGAGAAAAGGTATAGGACATTACATACTACAGATGGCTGTATTGTCCGATTCAAGTCGGCAGAGAGCGGCAGGGAGGCATTTGCGGGTGCGAATATTGATTGGGCTTGGGTTGATGAGGAATGTCCAAGAGATATATTTACGGAAATAGTTGCTCGCCTTGTTGCAACGGATGGGTGTCTGTGGATGACGATTGTTCCGATTGAAGGGATGGACTGGACATATACGGATATATGGGATAAGCAGGGGACAGTAGAATTTGATACTGATTCTCAGATATTCAGTCCAGAGATATGGGATAATCCACTACTTACGGATGTGCAGATTAAAAGGTTTATGCGGACATTGGGTGATGATGAGATTCAGGCGAGAATTTACGGCAAGTATGCGACACGAAGTAAGATTATATATCAAGAACTTGACAATATTTTAATTTCCTCTAAAAAGGTAGATGAGTTTTACCAGATAGCAAAGGAGGAGGTGGCGATGTGATAGTGCTAAATCCAGAATGGGAATATGGGGTTGCTATCGATACGGGGTATTTTACTGCTGCGGTTTGGGGAGCAGTGGATTTTTATGGGAATATGATTGTTTATCGTTCTTATTTAGCGGAGAATAAGATTGTAGCTGAACACTCGAAGGAATTTTTATCTTATCAGGCAATCGATGGTGTGCTTCCAACCTATGTTATAGACCCAGGAAGTCAGGTAAAATTAGAATATATTGCAAATGGTATTTATTGTATAGATGGTGACAACTCGGTAGATGCGGGGAATAATTATGTTTCGTCTTTAATGCGTATTGATAAGGATAAACCCGTAGGTCTTGAGTGGAATAATCCACAGCTTCTTATTTTGTCTGATGGTGAGGGGAATGATAAACTACTCCGCCAGATGAGAAATTATAGACGTAGGGACGTAAGGGGCGTTGTAAAGGATGATAGGCAGAGAGAAAAGATAAGAAAAGTGGACGACCATTTGTGTGATGCGTTGCGTTATTTATGTATGGCAAAATTGTTTCCGCAGAAGAGATGGCGTCAAGGAGTTGTGGGCAGTAAATTGGCAAGTAGGGTGTCTCCACATATTGAGCATATAAGGGGAATGGCGAGGAATTTACGTAACGGTAATTCTCGGTGGGAATCGCCCTATGATTTTCAGTTAGGAGTAGATTACTAATATGGTAGAGCTGATTGTAGGTATATTGGCAATTACGATTATTGCTTTAGTGTGGTGTATAAATAAAGTATGCGACCTTGCATACAGGGAACGTAGGGAATTATATACTCGTATTCAGGGAACGTATTATGATGATAATATCAAGCAAGATGTAAAGGTTGTCGATATTCCGAATAGTAGCGACATTATTTTAAAACTTCCTGACCACGTAAAGGTGGATGCTGATGGCGTGATGATTGACACTAAAAATAATATAGCGTTTGAGAGTATGGATGATTATGACCATTATGTGCAGACAATTGGCGGTCAAGATAGGGCTTTGACTAATTATGAGAAAGAGGAATTGTTAGTGAGGAATAGAAATGGAAATTGACGTTGGTGTGCAGTCCGAGAATGTTACGGCGGGAACGTCTTCGCAGAACGAAGAAGCCGTTAATTTAGTTAAGAGTAGATGGGAGTCGAGAGAATCCTCTAAAGACGCCTACGAGCAAATATGGTTTAAGAATCATTTATATTTAATTGGCAATCATTACACTAAAGTATCTGCTAATTCAGTAGCGCCCTTTTATGTTGGTAAGCCCAGCAATAGAGTTCGCCATACTATAAACTTTTGTATAAAATGGTATGAGTTGACGCTTGCGAAGTTATTGCAAAATGCTCCGCTTTTATATGTATCTCCTGCAACGAGTGAGGCGGAAGATGAAGGCAGAGCAAGATTGGCAGACCAGCTTTTGGAGTATTATGAGTATTTGTTAGATTTGGGCGTAGTAAGGGAAAAGTTATATAGCTGGGCGTGTGAAACGGGGAATGCGTGGATATATATATTTTGGAATAAAAATAAGGGAAGGGTTAGGGAGGTTCCGCAAATGCAAATGCAAATGCAGGACATCGGGGAAATGATGGATGGCGTAGAGATGATACAGACGCCTATAAATATTCCCGTTTTAGATGAAGATGGCAATCCGATTGTAGATAAAATCCCAGAGGGTGATGTGGACTGCGAGGTATTGTCGCCATTTGAAGTTATGGTTGACCCGTATTCAACTGATGGTGATTATGAGTGGATATTAGTTTCAAGGTTGAAATCTATACGACAATTGAGGGATATGTTCGGCGAAGATGCAGTTAGGGATATTAAACCCGAGGATAGCGATACAACTTTTCTATATCATAAATATATGCGGGATTTGGTTGGTGTTGATGGCAAGTCCGCCAATACATCTAATTCTTCAGCATCACTGAAGGGTGATGATAGATTGTGTATAGTTCACGAATATTGGGAAAGAGTTAGTGGTCGGCATCCAGAAGGGAGATATATCGTTGTTACTGGAGATAAGGTGTTGTGGAATACAGGTATTCCCTATAATCATAAACAGATACCTATATTGCACTTGTCATATCTAAATATAAATGGGCGGGTTTACGGAATGACGCCGCTTGAGCAGGCAATACCTATGCAGAAGGATTATAATCGTGCAAGGTCGCAAGAAACAGAGGATAGAAATAATCATTTAGTTAGACGGTTGTTGATACCCAAACAAAGTAAAGTTGAGAAAGATAATTTGACAGACGAGAGAGACGTTGTGTGGACTTTTCAACCTGGGATGAGGGGGGAAGAACCGCATTATATGGCGCCTCCGCCATATTTAGGACAGTGGGATAATATGATTGCACGGACTCGCAGGGATTTGGAGGATTTGCTTTCCGTTCACGAGGTTTCAAGGGGAATAGCGCCAGGCAGTATTAAAAGTGGTGTTGGCATATCAATGCTTGTGGGTGCAGATGATAGGACAATTTATCCGCTTACAAAACATATGGAGCAGTTGATGTCTAAGGTTGGCAGGATGATATTGCAATTAGTTGACCAATTTGTAAGTGAGGAGAGGCAGGTAAAAATTGGTGGTAGGGATAGTGCTATAGAGGTTGTAAAATTTGGTGCAAAGGCATTGAAGGGCGATAATGCTGATGCGGATTATTTTGATGTTAGGGTAATAGAAGGTTCGGCGATGCCTAAAAATCCTATTGCCAAAAGACAGGAGGTCGTGCAACTGATACAGATGGGGGTCTTGTCTTCTGTAAATCCGCAGCATTCTCAATATATTACAAAGTATTTAGGATTAGGTAGCGATAAGAAAATGATGGCAGACGCAAAGGCGGATGAACAAAACGCAACGTTAGAAAATAATATGATGAAGCAGGGGACAAGATGTATTCCGAGAGAATTTGAGAATCACGCCATTCATCTTGCGGTGCTGAATGCCTATAGGAAAACATTAGAATATCGTAATTTGCCGAAAGATATACAGGTGGCTTTTGATGACCACGCAGGACTTACGGAACAAATGATGGTTTTAGGATTACAGAAAATGCAAATGATGCAACAGGCGGCAATGGGAATGCCACAGCAGAGCTCGGGCGGCGGTATTAAGGGAATGGAGGGCAGGTCGCCTATGGCAGGTGAGGTTAATCCTGAAAATCCGCCTGAACCTACGGCAGGGCAGGTAGAGGCAGACCAGAATTCTATTGAACCGCCTTATGAAGGAACTTAAGAATGTTGTCGATATTAGGCATACTGATTATGATAAGGTGTGTTCGGAATGCAAGAATCAGTGTATTAGGAATAATGATGTTAAGGATAAGCAGATTAGTATTTTTAATATAAAGGATGAGGTTGTATATTATTGTCAGATATGTGGAAGGCATTGGAGGTAATTTTTAATGGCAACAGGAATGGTATCAGATATGAATGGAATGGCGAAGCAAAAGTATATGAAGAAGGGAGGTAGCGGTATGGCGGAGAATTGGATAGCAGGAGCGATAAAAAAGAAGGGGGCATTGCATAAGGGCTTGAATGTTCCGATGGGTAAAAAGATACCTATGATAAAGATGGAAATAAAGGAAAGCGATAGTCCTTTAATGAAAAGGCGAAAGCGGTTAGCCCAGACATTGAAGGGACTTAGAAAGTAAAAATATTGTTCGCCTAATGGCGAGAGTCATCCACTCGTTAAATTGGCGTTAAATAAAAATGGATGTTTATTTAGGAGGTTCTGCAAAATGGGTATTGAAGAAGCAGTTGACGTAAAAGGGACGTCTGGTTCGTCAGCAGACGGCATTGGCACAACGGCATCACCACAGGATGTTGAAACGCAAACGCAGGGTGGGGGCGATACTACCGCTATTCAGGGTGATGGCAAGGAAGAGCAGGCAGTTCCTTATGCACGATTTAAGGAAGTGAATGATAAGAAAAACGAATTGGAGAAATTCTACGAAGAAGTTGATGGTAATCTGGATGGAATGGTTAACGAAAGGGTAGGCAAGCTACTTCAGGACTCGACATTCCAGAAACAGTATTACGAACAACTCAAGAAAATCTACGGTTCGGAAGAGGCAAAGCAGATAGTAAAAGAGAATGTTCAGCAAGCGAAAGCAGGGCAACCCGTAACATTACCTCCAGAAATACAGCAAAAGCTGGCTAAAATAGATGAGCTTTTAGCGTGGAAGAAACAGCAAGACGATGAGTCGATGCTATTAAAGGCAAGCGAGGCAGTTGATACGGAGATGCAAAAGCACCCTATTTTTAGAGAGGGGATATTTGCGTCAGAGGAATATGCGGATATTGTCAATAACTTTATTGCTGGTGAACTGAACAGAAATCGGGCTATGCCTATGTCTGTAGTTGTTGCCAATGCGGCTAAAAAGATGGCAGGGCTTGTAGAGAAAAGCAGGACTTCTTATGTTGAGAGTAAGGCAAATGCGGGCAAAACCGTTCCTTCTACAGTAAAGGGCGGTAGTGGTGCTCCCGCAGGAAAGCAAACAGCACCTAAAGGTTTTGATGAAGCTACGGCTTCTTTTGTTGAAGGTCTTAAGCAGTCAATAGCTTCAGAAGAATAAAGGAGAAACTTAAAATGGCAACAGGAGTGATTAGTGATTTGGGTAATAGTTTGACCCAAAAATATGCAGGTGCGATAGTGTCTGAAATAAACGATAACGACCCGTTTATGCAGAGAATGTCGAAGAAAACTGACATTATTACTGTGGATGGGTTAGGATTGTCAGTTCAGATGAGGGTTAAGTATGGAAACAACCCTGGCAGGTTGTCTATTGCGGAAAATGCTGATTTACCAACAGCTGGAGTTCCGCTCTGGGCGAAGCCGACAGTTGGGCTGAAATTTGCCTATGGCAGATTTGCATTAACAGGGCAGGCAATGCAAGCTGCAAGGCGAAATCCTGAAGGATTTGGCACGGCAATCGGAGCGTTTATAGATAGCACAACGAAGGGCATAAAGAAGGATAGGGAAGTGTGGTTATTTGGACGTGGTTCTGGTGCATTATGCAAGGTAACACAGGCAAGCGGGTCAATCGGTGCGAATACGTTCTTTACGGTTGACAACGCTGCTGCGTGTGAAAGGGGAATGATTGTAAGTGATTTCTCGACTAATGAAGCAAGTGGCGGTTCTGCTGGTTCTGTAGGAACGGATTCGGTAATTGGTGAGGTGGATATGATAAACAATAAAATCACACTTACCTCTGCTGAAACTGTTACGCAGAACTACTTCCTTTATAGGACTTCTGAACGTGGCAATGTTGCTATGGGCTTAGAAGGTATCTATGATGGTATAGACAGTGCAGGCAGTAGATTGCTTACGTCATTACAGGGCATAACCCGTGCAACTAATACGTGGTGGGATGGCAATGTAATTGACTTTGGCGGAACGAATAGGGATTTGTCTGAAGACCAGCTCAATGCTCTTATTCAGGCAATCTATAAGAAAACAGACGGTATGCCTAATACTATGGTTTCTAACTATGGCGTATTGAATGCCTATCATTCGTTAGTAAGACAGGATAGAAGATATTCTGACCTTAACTTTAATGCGGGGCATCAATCGTTGAAGTATAGTTATGGCAATACCACGATGGATTGGCTGGCGTCTCAATACTGCCCTAAGAATACTGCGTTTATTTATGATGCCAAGCATTTGTTCTTGGCACAGGGTAGTGATGGAATAGGGTTTATGGCTGAAGATGGTAGCCGTCTTAACCGTATTCTAAATAAGGACGCCTATGAAGTTACTGAATATGTCTATTATGACATAGTAACTGACCTTGCTGGTAGTGGTGGTGTAGTCAGAGATATAACAGAAGTGTAAAACAGGTAAATTGGTGGGGGAGATTGTCTTCCCCACCAAATTTATTAGAGGGCTAATCCTGAAATTCCCTCTAATATAAAGAAATAAAAATAAGTGGATAAGGGAGTATAAAATGAGTGTAAAGATAGGGAAAGTTCCAACGACAAAAGTTCTGAAATTAGTAAGTTATACTACGGCGAATTTGCCTACAGGAACTAATTTAAATCCGTCTATTGCTTGGGATAGCACGACTGGGACAGTTAAACGTTACAATGGCACAAATTGGACGAATATAGGCGTATCTGGTAGTGCAGGAACGTTAGATGATAGCTATGATAGTGGTGGTGCAGGTGCGGGAAGAACCATAACAGTTGATGCTGGAGCTTTAACTCTTACTGGTTCTGTTCAGGTGGTTCTCGCAATAACGCAATCCGACAACTTCGGCGGAATGACAATCAATAAAGCGGGTGCGGGTGCAGGCGCATTGATTGCACTAACTAATTCGGGGACTGGCAACGATATTACCGGTAATGCTGGTAATTGGTTGGTTACAGCTGCAGGTAACGCTACATTCGTAGATGTTGCGGCAACTACACTTACGGCTGCTACGGTTAGGTCGGCTGCTTCTGGTGCCGTTAATTTGGCGGTAGATGCTTCTACCACTGGAACAATAACACTTGGCGGAACATCTACAGGTGCTATCACACTTGGCAGGGCAACATCTCTATCAAGCACATTGGCGGTAACTGGAGCTACGACATTAAATGCTGGTTTAACCCAAAGTGGCGGTAATGTGTCAAGCACGGTATCCGCAACAACGGGCGATGGCGTTTTAATTGATGGCTCTACGGTTACGACAGGTAATGTGTTTAGGATTGAGTATGATGCGGCTCTTGCTGGGGCGGGTTTTGGTGCTATATCGGTAACGGAAGATGGCTCTGAAGTATGGGTGGTGGGTGAGGATGGCAACACTACAATAGCTGGAACAGCTCTTGGCACGAATGCTTTAACGCTTACTACGGGCGATTTAACTGTAACTGATGGTAATGTCAATATCACTACATCAACGGCTTCGGCGGCTGATATAGTTGACATTACAAGAGGCAATTCTGCTACAAATGGACACGCTATTGATATAGCAATGGGAACTGCGGCGATTGCTGGTAATGCACTGAACATCAACTTTGGTAATGGTGCATCTACTGGACACGCAATAGCCCTTACTTATTCTGGTGCTAATACAGGCGATGCTCTGAACCTGAATATGACAAGCAATGTTGCTGGTGGGGCATTAGTTGTAACTGGTGCTGGGACAAGAACGGATAGGTTAGTATCCTTAACGGATAGTTCTGGTGCAGCAGGCGCCGAGACAGTGTTTATTCAAAAAACAGCTGGCGCTGCGAGTATGATTTTACTCGACAACAATGGCGTTGCAGGTAGTGATACTCTTGAAATAGACCACGACGGTAATGTTACTGGTAGGGGTATCTACATTCACGGCGCAGCGTGGACTGGAACTGCAAGCGAGGGGTTGCTTGATATACAGACCTCAGGCACATCAATAAGCGCTGGCAAGGGTATAGTGCTTAACCTCGCCAATACGGGTCAGCACGCAGCAGCTATAGACGGTTCTGCATTAGACATAACTGACGCCGCTACGGCGCCAGGTGCGGGGACAAGCTATGCGGTCAGGATAGGTGCTACTAATATAGAGGCATTGCACGTTGATGTTGGGCAGTCGTTATTTGATGAGCTTGTTACTTTAGATGGCGGTGGACACTTAAACGATAATGACGGCTTAACGATAGGTAATGTTTCTGGCACACCAGACTTGAAGATATTCTCTGATGCTACAAATACGATAGTAAATGTTGCTTCAGGGGCAATGAAGGTTGGTGATGCTGATGGCACGACTAACTATACACAATTTGCGAATGCTACAGGCGCTATTACTTTTGTAGGAACTGCAAGACCTACCAAGAGTGAGTTTATACCTTATAATGTATTTACGTCTCACTCTGGCACACCAGCAATAGCGCAGGTAGGTGCAGGTATAGTTAGGGGTTGGGCTTTAGACGCTGATGGTGATGAAGCGATTGTATGCACATTTAGAGTGCCTGATAATATAGTTGCTGGGTCAACGGCGACTGCATATATTTACTGGGCGGCTAACGCTGTGGCAAATGACTGCCGTCTTGACTTAACAACGTTAGCAGTTTCTGAAAGCGGTGCATTGGCGGGGGCTGGAACGACTAACTCCGTTACTGATACTACTGACGGAACGGCTAATGACCTTAATATAACAGCTGGTATTACGACTGCGGCTTTGACTGCTGGGCAGTTACTTGCTGTGCAGGTAAATCGTGATGCTAATCATGCTGCTGATACATTAGCGGTAGATGCCGTTATAGTTGGTGTTAGGATTGACTATAGTGCGGGTAGTGTATAAAAAGTAAAAGAGTATTAGCTCTTTAGCAGAATTGGGCGGTTGCTAATACAGCCGCCTATGTTTTAATTTTTTAGGAGGTTAGTATGGTAGCAGGGACAATAGATGTTAGCAGAGAGGAAATCGAGAGATGTAAGCCGAAGTATGAGAGCGAGGAAGTAAGGACGGCAAATGTAATCAAGAATTTACGCAAACGTGCAAAACTGATTGAATATAGAGAGAAGGAATACGCTAAAGATATAGCAGACCTCAATGAAAAGATAGACCTTGCTACAACAAATGGGGAAGACGGGAAACGTAGAGCGATGGTAAAGAAAAGAGACGAACTTAATTACCTCTATGATGCGTGGAGAAAATTACAGGAGATGGGTATTCCTGTAAACGAACCTCCTAAGGTTGACCCTATAGCAGAAAAAGATAAGGAGATTGCACGGCTGACTAAAGAGTTGGAAAAGGTAAAAGCGAAGGATACAACCAATGTCAATGTCAATGCCAAATAGTTACCTTTATAGAGTTAAGGAATTGCCCGCAGGCGTGGGAATACCGCCTGATTTCGTTATGGCGGGCTTGCGGGCTATTGACCCAAGTTTTAATTTACTGTGGAATAACTTTGGTAAACGTTGGGAAGTATGGGATATGTCCGCATTTAAGAAGCCCTATATATTTACGGCATTTAATAGGTATCCTATATGGCAAGGGGAAGTTGAACGTATTCAACGGGTGGTGTATATAAATCGGGGGGGCGACCCGTTTAAGTGGGTAAAAAGAGAACAAGGTGCGGAGAAGGAAAAAAAGGATAGAAACTTTTCTAATGTATGTAAAGATATAGCTAATGATAATAGGCGTGAATTTTTAGGGGTATCTGGCAATCGTGTTCCTTTTGTATCAATGTCGATACCCTCAACTTCTACGAATATTAAAAGAAAGAATAAAAAAAATGGCAGATTTACAAACACTAATAACAAACGCAAGACGCAAGGCAAACCAGCCCTCAACGCAAGGGGCGGTAGATAATGATAGTGAGGTGGCTGTCTATTTGAATGAGGCGCAGGGGATATTATATCAGTCCATTGTTGACGCTGATGAGACATTTTTTGAAGAAATAGATACTTCGCTTGGATTTGTAGCAAGCCAAGAGGAATATACATTACCAGATGTTGTAAAAGACCGTAAAATTACCCTGATTGAAAGAACCGACACTACACCAGAAACGATATTATGGGCGATTAGAAGGTCTGAACGAAATTGGTGGTATAATGCTTCGTTTGTAGAAAGATGCTTTTTGAGAGGGAATATATTAGGATTGTCTCCTGCCCCGTCTTCTACGGTTGCTACTAATATTCAGATAACATATATACGTATGCTTGCGCCTATGCACTATGCTACGGCAGTAAGCGGGACAGCAAGTAATATAACATTTGCAAGTTCGTCCTCTATAACGGCGGGCAGTTTAACTATTTATCCACCTGCTTTATATGTAGGGGAAAAGATACGGATAATTTCAGGAACGGGGGTAGGGCAAGAGCGAACAATATCTGCTTATAATAGCTCTACTCGATTGGCAACTGTGAGTAGTAATTGGTCAACAACGCCAGACGCCACCTCTGTTTATAGCATTGTGTCAAGTATCCCAGAGGATTTTCATTATGTAATGGAATGGTATGCGGCAATGATTATAGCTGGCAAAATTCCCAATAAGGATAGAGCAGAATTTTGTGCAAAGATGTATGCTGACGGGATGGCGAAGCTAACAACATTTATCGAACGTCGTATAAAGTATGGCGGGGTTCACATATCGCAAGTAGCCGAAGATGACCAGTATTGAAAATTATGCCAGTATTTAAGATAGATAATTTTGAGGGCAGATTAAAGACGGCAAAGAATGCCACTGCATTGCAACTGAACGAAGCAATAGTATGCGAACAGGTGGACTATTTTGATGATGCGGGTGCATTAAAGCAGGGCGGTGGATTTGCTACCACATCTTATGCAAGTGGAACATCTATTACTGGGCTTGATAGGTTTTATGAGAGTTCAGGTATAAGGGAATTAACCGTTGTGGATGAAGCAACTGCAACATTATATCCGAGTTCAGGAAGTAATGGAACGCTTGCAGTTGGGGGGACAGCAAGGAAAAGGTTTGCGGGTGCTTATGATTTGAGGTTTGCAGTAGGGCAGGATATAGTGCCAAAAACTATTAAGGGATTGGGCAATCAATCATCTATTAGACGGATGGGATTTCAAGAGCCGTATTCTAATGACGGGACGGCTATATCTACTTACACCGCAGCGGCATTACCTGCGGATTCCACGCCAGCGTGGACAAAAGTAGGGACGCCTACAGAGAGCGTAGCAAGTAGTATTTTAACGACAGCACAAGGTTCATCGGGGATAGCGTATTACACAATAAATACTTCTGCTGTTTCGGGAACGTCATTTATACGAATAAGTGCTAATGTTAGTATTACTTCTGGTGGTATAAATAAGACAGCAACGAGAGCGCCTGCGTTTATGTTTATAGATGATGGTGCAAAGATATGCGTGTTGGCGATATATGATGACGCATTGTCAGTTGGGTATTTTAGTGGCGCTCCGTCTAACAGCAATTTCGTGGAATTGGCAAGCGTATATCCTCTAAAAAACAACGATGGCTATCATATTTATTCGTTATGGAAGGATGGTAATAATTCCGTTAAGGTATATAGGGATGGAGAATTAGCATTATATATTGCTTATTCTAAATTTGGTGCAACGCAGTCAGGTAAGAATGTAGGGTTTGGATTATCGACAACGTCCGCAATTACTGTTAAGTGGAAATATGACACTGCCAATAACTTTTTAGGGACATTAGAGGGTGGGGGTGCGAGTGCGGCCGTATTGGCAAGATATTCTCAACCTATGACGGCAGCGGTTGGTGCGGCGGGGGTATTGACGGGAACGTATTCTTATAAGGTTAGTTTTATATTTGAGGGTAATACATCAAGGGAATCGACAGCCAAGCCATCTAATGGAATTGCGACTGTAATATTGGCAAGCCAGCAGGGAAGTTTAAGTAATATTCCTACGGGGACGTCCAATGGCATATCTGGTGTAACTGCAAGGAATATTTACAGAACGAGGGCAGTAGATGCAACAAGATGGTATTATGTAGCAACGATAAATGATGATACTACGACAACGTATACAGATAATACTGCTGATGCAAGTTTAGAGTTGAGGGAAGCGCCTAATAATAATGGCACTTCTCCTCCCACGCAATATATTGCAATATGGAGAGACAGGTGTTTTACTGCACGTTCACGTTTAGGGCAGTCATATCTATATTATTCTGCTAATGCTGGAGATGAAGTTAGCGACAGTTCACTTAATACTGAGGTTCACGGAGCAAACGTAGAGATATTCCCTGATACGTTTTTTATGCGTGTAGGGGATAATAATACTCCTATAACGGGACTTGCAGTGTTTTTAGATATGCTTATCGTGATGAAGGATGATAAAATTTATACCGTTACTGGTTACACACCATCTAACTTTAGGTTGCGTCCTGTCGAAAGTGCTTACGGATGTTGCAGTGGAGACAGTGTGGCGGTGAGTGATTATATGTTTTTCGTTTCACGTAATAAATCGGCGGGGATTTATCGGTTTGATGGCGCTACCGTGAGGTGTATATCGGAAGATATAAATCCTACGATTTGGGATGATGTAACAACTAATCGAATGCAAAATGCAGTGGGTATTACATATAGAGGGCTTTACATTGTAAGTATAGAGACAAGTGCCGACACGCCATCCTCTAAAAACAATCGGTTATTTATATACGAATGGAAAACTAACTCGTGGAGTATAAATAAAAATGTTGGTGCTACACATTTCACTGCATTCGGCGGTGTAGATGATACGGGAGCATTGTATTTTGCACACAGTAATACTGGTGGAATATACCAGCTATTCAGTGGCAATACATTGGCAGGAACAGGAATATCTACAAAATGGCGAACAGGATGGTTACGTCCTATAGTTCAGGGGTTTAATGGTCGCCTTCAGATGAAAACTATAACCTTCTTGGTGCTTGCTACATCTAACGGAACTTTAACTGTTGACAGATATTATGATTTTCAATCGTCTGCTCAACGTAGTAATGCTACAGCGGTATTGACAAGTGGGTATTCAAAAAATGCCGATACTGTTATTGGTGATAGTAGAGGAGTGCGGAAATGGGAAGTAGTTTGTAATGCGTCAGAGGAACAATTCGATTATTTTAGTTTAGCTTTAACTATAACGGGCGCATCGAGTGGCTTTACTCTTTATAGTATAATATTTGATTTTGATTTAATAAAAGAATAGGAGAATTTTATGGGATTATTTGGAAGCAGCAAGAAAGGAAAGCTAAAACGTCAGTGGTTTCAAGACCCTACGCAGTATTATAATCGTGTATTTGCGCCGCTTGAAACGGCTGAACGTGAGGCGTCAGTTCGTGGTATTGAGCAGTCAGGTTACGAAACGGATGCGGCACGGCAGGCGGCGATTGCAAACTTACAGCAAAATCTTGAAAGCAGGGGAGTAGCCGCTGGCGGTATGCAAGGCGGAGTAGCAGAGAGAATGGGATTGCAGGGACAGAGGATGAAGAATCTTTATAGTCAAGGAGAGCGAGACAGGATAGCCAGATTGATAGGTGCTATGAGAGCCCAAGCAGGCAGCACGGCTGCGGAATTGGAATGGCAAAGAAAGATGGCTAATGCCAGTCGTAAGAAGAGGGGCGGGATAGGCGCATTGTTAGGAGGTGCAGCGGGATTTCTGTTAGGCGGTCCTGTTGGTGCGGGGTTAGGAATGTCAGCAGGTAATACTATGGAAACAGGATTTACAGGTGCTGGGCTTGGTTCTTCTATTGGTTCGGCTTTTTAAGGAGAATGATGATATGGCAATAGATTTTAGGAATTACTTGGGACGTAGAGGTCAAAAGCAATGGTATGAAGCAGGCGAAACAGAAGGCCCTATGGAGAATTTAGGGAAGTTAGGTATTGGGGGTATTGCTCCGCCGTCCACTGCCGATACTGTGCCCTCGGCGTTATCGAATATTATAAATATTCAGAACCGAGAAAAGGGTCTCGTTCAGACAAATAATTTTGCTGGATATGTTCCGAGCAGATACCAGGGTATTTCGTATGACCCGACAAAGTTTCCTAAAGGGATACCTTCATTTTCGACTACACTGCCTGAAAATATATCTCCATTTCCACAAAGAGAAGAACCTAAAAGCGTAGAGACATTGTTACAGGGATTGGCGACAGTAGGTGATGTATTGCGTAAATCTCAAGGAGAGGAAAGTAATTTATTAGCACAAACCAGACAGCAATTGGAGGGGACAAGAGAAAAGAGGTATCAAAATGCGATACAGCAATATTATAGGGAAAATCCAGAAGAATATATGAAAATGATGTATCCTATAACACCATTACAGAAAGAGGAACTTGCTCTTAAAAGCCGAGCATTAACCCAGCAAGGAGTGATAAGTCCATATCAGCAGGAGCAGTTAAAGTTAGAGAGAGAAAAGTTTAGAGGTAGCCAAATCCCTAAATCTAATGAATTGTCAAAAATGGCGAGGTTAGAAGGATTGATGAAGGCGTTTGATATGGCTACTAATGATAAGGAAAGGGAAATTCTATGGAATGAAATAAACATAATGCTAATGAATCCGCTAACGGGTGGAGTTAGTAGGGAGGGTAGCCCAATCCCGCCCGCCGATACGGGAATGGAGAGGTCTCGGCGAATAATAGAGAAATATCCATTATCAAAAGTAGAGACAGAATTATTGGCACAAACTGGACAGCCAGCAGTTACGCAAAATGGGGATGATGATATAACTGAAGCATACAATTATTTAACTATAGAACGGGGATATAGTGATGAAGATGCAAGGGAAATTATAAGACAAGAGCAGGGAGTGGGAGGTAGATAATGGATGACACTGCTACTGCTTCTTCTACTTTATTAGAACGTGTTAAGCGTAAGTATCCCGCCTTGCCGTCTCAACCGCCATTAGCTATACCGCAAAAAGCTGACGGTTCTTTATTGGAACGGATTAAGAATAAATATCCTTCAAAGCAAGAAGCAATCCCGAAGCCGATTTTTGAGCAACCTAAAATGGATGTGCCTACACCTGAATTAAAGAAAGAAGCAATCCGAACAAAAGCGGAAGTGTTTGAAAGAATGAAGATGCTTTCGCCAGAATTTGCTACTGAGATGGGGAAGATAGAGGAAATGGGTGGGGTAAAAGAATTAGGTATTTTAACGCCTTATGCTGGCAATAAAGAACAACTGCAAAAAGATGTGGAGCAATTTTATGTAACGGGTGAAGGGACATCACAGTTAAGGGATTTAGCCAAAAGGACACTTGAGAATATTGAGGCAAAACGAAAAGGGGAAATAGAACACGCAAAAGCGAGAGGGGGATATATACCACAACGGCAAGATTTTTCTAATGAGCAAGATTATCAGGATGCTCTTTCTTATGTAGCGCCTCAGATAAGAACAGCAATGAGATTAGCTGAAGCAGGAAAACCATTCGTAGAAACACCCTTACCTGTTACTGGCAAATTAGCAGAAACATTAGAAAAAGGCACAGAAGAGCAGATTGAAAAGGGTAG